GCAAAGCGGGTGAACTGCTTGCCGCGCTTTGTGACGCAGCGGTGCTCCAACAGGTACTGGTCGGTCTTGCTGAGCGAGCCGGTTTCCATGAACACGGAGAAAATCGTCTTGACCAGCTGGATTTCCTCCGGAATGGGCTTAAGCTTGCAGGCCTTCTTCACCTTGCCGTCCACTGTCACGCTGAACAGGCTTTCCGAGGCGTAGCCCGTGGGCGTTGTGCCCCCCAGCCAGCGCCCGGTCTTGGACAGCTCATGCATATTGTCCCGGATGCGCTCGGCGATGGTCTCCCGCTCCAGCTGAGAGAACACGGACGCAATGTACATCATAGCCCTGCCCATGGGGGAGGACGTGTCAAACTGCTCGCGGATGGAGATGAAGTCAATGTGCCGGTCGCCCAAATCCTCAATGAGCTTGGCAAAGTCGCCGATGTTGCGGCTGATGCGGTCGAGGCGGTAGACCACAATGGCGGCAAAGGCAATTTTCTGCGAGTCCTTCATCATTTTCTTGAACTGCGGGCGCTCCAGATTGCCGCCGGAAAAGCCCGCGTCCTCATACTCCTGCACGATTTTGAAGCCGTGCGCATCCGCCCATTCGTGGGCAAGCTCGCGCTGCTGTTCGATGCTCGCGTCGTTTTGCGAGTGGGACGAAAAGCGATAGTACGCTATCGCAAGGTTGTTATCGTTCGGCGCGAATCTCTTCTTACGTGCCATAGGTTCACCCCCTCCCGTAATTTCTGCTTATAGGCTTTCATGTTAGTTCCTCCTATATGATGAATTATGTAAATACGCATTTAATTATAAAGCCCGCCGCCCAAAAGAGCGACGGGCTGATTTACTTATCGAGTATTGCTACGCTGTTGCAAAAACGTCAGATACTGCTGATACTTGCGAAGCATCATGTTCTTGGAGTATTGCTCCATGTATTTGTAATCAGGCTCGCCGGAATCAGTGACGGGAAGCATGACCTTGTCGCCAGCAAGATGCTCCTTATTCCGTTTATAGCCGTGACTATACTTATGCTCAATCTTATCTTGAGCAACCACAAAAAAGAGTCCGGTAAACTTATTGAGCCAATCAGCATAACCATTCAAAACATCGCTGGTTGAAATAAATTGCTCTGCTTTATATATTGCAAAACCTGCTGACCCATCACCATTTTTGATAAAGCCAATACAGTTGCCCTCAAGAATCATGGGACGAGAATAGGTGTCTTCTTCGACATAACAAAGAACGCCATTGTTTCGGTTAGTTGCCCCGATGTAATTAACTCCATCGGCGCATACCTTTTTCAAATGATTCAATCCCTTCCCTTTACCCGGAATAATCGAAGAAAACAAATCCACAATGGAAAAAGGCTTCCACTCTTTCTCGTCGAGAGCAGGAATCTCAACGGCTTTGCCCAGTTCCGCGATGCGTGCTTCGACATAGGCGCGATATTTAGCAAGCATCGTGTCACGCTTCTGCTGTGCATACTCCGCCATATACGCGTAATCAGGCTCGCCGGAATCAGTGACGGGAAGCATCAACTTGGATTTCACCATGCGGATAGGTCTCCATTTACGAGCGTATTGAAATAACTTACCTTGCTCCTCAATGGCCTTGATTAAAAAATCCGCTTCATCACGGCTCATCTCATGGTCTCTTAGATACAATGGATTTATATCGTGAGAACAGGTAAACGGGGTTGCCTGATAGTAAGCATGCCCTACTGAGCCATTATTCGTAACAGCAATCGCATGTCCTGGAAACAGCTTCTTGTCAAGAGGGAAATTGGGCAACACGCCCGTTTTCGTACTATTCGCAATTTCATCCAATGTAAGAAATCGTGTCACTCCGTTATTCGAATCCGTAGCCCCAAGAAACGGTATCGTTCCATTGCCGGAATCCTCTGGCTTTTTGTTATAAAAGCCCTTTTTAATATCAAAGATTTCCGCAAAATCGAACTCACGCCACTCCTTCTCATCGAGACTCTGCATCACCGTCACCCCCTTCAAACAGGTACTCGCGATTCTGCATGACCATCGAGAACTCGAACGTCAGGTAATCGCCGATAGCCTTCTCGAAATCAGCATCCGTGGGAATCTCGTCGTTGAAGTAGTAGAACGAGTGCAGCCACTCATCCTCAGGTTTCACCGTAGACTCAACGCAGAACTTCGACGGCGCTTCAGCGCGTCCATTCCAGACGTCCAACAGATGCTGCTTCTTATCCTTTGCGGAATCACCCTCGACAAGACCAACATGTGTGCGCACCTTGTACCCATCATCACGAAAGTCGATGAATTTGCACACCTTGTCGGCATCGTGCGGCTCATGAGCCGTAAACACGGCAATAACCGGGTTCGTTCCCACGCCGTAGAACGTATCCGTGTTGCACATGATGACGCCTTCCAGCGTGTGATGCTTCATGATGCTCGCCTTGAACGCCTGCTCGGCCTTCGACTTGCCCGTCATGGAGGACTGCTGCACGATGACTGCTGCACGTGCTCCGACCGTCAATGAATCCAGCAGATGTTCAATGAACGAAAGCTCATACTGCTCGGGGTCTGCTTTCGTGCCCTGCGAGTAGGGCGGATTCATCAGACCGACCGTTGCACCCTTCATTTGTACCTGAGCGGGTTTCTTGCGCAGAAAATCGCAACATTCGAGATTGCTGTTGCCATCCTTGCGCAAAATCATGTTCGCTGCGGCGACGGCAAACATGTTGCTCTGAAGCTCGAAGCCGTGAAGCTGCTTCTTCTTGATGTTCTTCTTCTGCGCATCCGTATCAGCCATCATCAACATACGGTGCATGGCAGAAATCAGAAATCCTGCCGTTCCGCACGTCGGGTCGAGCACGGTATCGTTCGGCTGAACATCCACCAGCTCGCACATCAAGTCGCAGATATGACGAGGCGTCAAAATGATGCCGAGCGTCTGTCCATCGCCGCCTGAATAACTCATAAACTCGCCGTAGAAGCGACCGATGAAATCCTCGCTGGTCTTCTGATACTTGATGTTGCGAAATACGTGCTCATACAGGAACTCCGTGTAATACTTCAACGGGGTCTTTTTGAGCGTCTCGTTTACCTCGTTCAGGCGGAAGCTGGTCTGCAAGATGGCGAACTCCGCCAGAAGTTTATCCTTCTTCGCGTCCGGGCCAACATTGGAGCGTGTCAGACGTCCCTTCACGGCATTCATCAGCTTGTCGCCGTCACGCATTCCCGGCGTCTGGTCGCCAGTCAGCGAATTAATCGAAAAGCCGCCGAACTCAATCTCATCCAACGCAAGCAGAATGCCGGCAACAACCAGTGGCTTGTCTTGGTCCTTCAGCGTTCCATACGTGCGCAGATACTCGTGCAGTTCCGCCGCATCCTTCAGTATTTGCTCCGTGGTCTTCTCGACGTCGGTTGCCTCTTCCAACACATAGCGGGTGTAATACTCGTTGATGTTTTGCTCGGAGAACGAAACGAACGATTCAATATCAGGCAGCTGCTTATAGCCCTCGCGGTCATCAACCCAAAGGGGCGTGATGATGTGATGCTTCGCATCGCCCGAGACTCCGACGGCGAACACCTTCTTGAACGCCGTGTTCTGCGCAATATGCTTCGCATAGAAATACGCGCCGTTCACTGCGTAATCGGTCACAGCCTTTACGCTCGTGTCGATAATGCCTGAATCGGTCAATTTAACTTGCTTATCCATATCGGCTTTATCCTCGATGACGAGGACAAAATCACCGATGACAGCCGTATATTCGGGATACCCGGCATTGCCGGTTCCACGTTTCGAGGCGGTTTTCAGTGCCTCGTTGATTTCCTTTACGTCGCTGCCCTGTGCATCAAAATGAATCTTGCACTCATCAAGCTGTGCGGCAACCCATAAATCAGTCTTGACCTCTTTCTTCGCCATTTACTTCTCCACCTCCTTCAGATGCTCCTGCACCCACTCATGGATGATTGCGGCAATCGTCGTCTCGCGCTCCGCAGCCATCATTTTCAGCGCCTTCTTATCGCTCACGGTGAGCGACAGCGAGAGCGTCGTGCGCTTCTCCTCCTTCGTTGTATCGGCGACGACGACCTTCTCTATTTTCTTCTGCTCGGCCTCGCGGTCGGCAGCGTATTTCTCGAACATATTCGCCATGGCTCGACCTCCTTTAATCATTTACACATTTGCACAATTATACATCATAGAGACGCATTTGTCCATACGCAACACGCCTCTGACCTGCGGTTATTCCTTTGGGAACCCCACAGCCTCGCGCACCGTGCCCGCCAGACCCTCGAACCACTCCATGAAGTCGCGGGACGCCTTGAAGCGGTTCCACCCGTTCATCACGTAGACAATCTTCGCGCGGCCGTTCTTGAACACCGCCTTGCGCATGCGCATCAGCGGCTCGATGTCCCTCGACGTGGTTCTGGTCGGGATGACCACCACGTCCGCCTCCTTCAGCCAGTCCGCCAGCCCCTCCTGCAAGGCTCCCGGCGTGTCCACCACGGCGATCTGCGCACCATCCTCCTCATGCGTCTTGTGCAACGTGCCGCCCTGCGTGTCCAAATCGTAGAAACTCACGGGGATGCCTGAGCGCTCGAAGGAGAAGGCAATCTCGTCAGCGACCAAGGACTTGCCAACGCCGCCCTTCTGATTGCATACCAGAATCGTCTTCATATCCTCACCTCGCTATGTATTTAATCAATTGCGTATTTCCATATTTAATTATATGAGCCGACAAATGTGTGTTCAACTGCCACTTTCGGGGCTCTATCTGGGCTTTTGCTGGTCTCCAAACGGGCTTCACGCCCTCGCTTCGCTCCGTCCGTTCCGCCACGCATTCCGAATCCGTCTCATAAATGAGCGGGCGGCGAAACCCCGATTTTCCGCCCCTTGCATGTACGTCCGTCAATAGCCCTTCTGAAGGTCTCTTCGTAGCCCGTGAGCGGGGACTTGAAAAAGGGAGCAGCTTGACGCTGCTCCCTCATCTTTTCGGCTACTCGCCGAACTGCGTGTCCTTGTCCGCCGACCTCGGCGTCCTCACGCCCACACGCTGCTCGGCCTCCTCGACACGACGCGGCATGCGCTCGCGCTTCAGATGCTCCTCGCGCTCGTCCTCGTTGGACAGCGCCTTTTCTGCCGCATCCTCGCCAAAGTGCATGGCGCTGTACTGGCGGCACAGCTCGATCTGGTTCTCGATGCTCTCGCCCTTGCCGGTGAATTTGGACTTGCGGGAGTAGATAACGTATTGCTTCGGCGTATCTTTCGTTTTCATGGCGGCACCTCGCACCATTCGTTAGGTTGGTAGATATATTATAACGTATTGGAATCCATTTGAAAAGGTACCGAGAGAAGAATCTGAAATATTTCTGCGAAAATGTTCTCTCTTTCCGGTTTTTGAAAAGTGTTGATTTCCACGAAAAAGCCTCCGTTTTACCTCTCGGATGTGTTCCATAAGAAAACATCCACGCCCACCAGTTTGCGGCGGTCTGAGAGAAAAAAACAGAGGCTTTCGCACCCTAAATGATGCAGTTTTGAGGGCATCGCTCATGCAAGCCGCAAAAGTCAAGAGTAAAAGCAGAAAAAACTAAAATATTTTTTCAGAAGGCTTCAAGCGGCTTCGGCAACGTATCTTTCAAAGAGCGATCCGGACGTTTCAAAGCCTAAAATCTCGCGCGGGTAATTGTTGATCCACGTTTCGACGCGCTGAATATATGCGGCGGTTACTTTCCGGAAGTCCGTTCCTTTCGGCAAGAACCGCCGTATCATTTTGTTTATGTTCTCGTTCGTGCCGCGTTCGTATGCGCTGTACGGGTGGCAATAGTAAACCTTCGTGCGCTTCCGGTCTTTGCCGTAGACGGATTTTTCAATTCCGGCGCAGTCCATGAATTCCGACCCGTTGTCAAACGTAATGCTTTTGAATATCTGTGAAAACTTCTTCCCGAAGCGGCGTTCTAATTTGTTCAGCGCCGCCACGACGCTGGCGGCGGTCTGATCCGGCATTTTGATAATAATTTCGTTCCGTGTCAAGCGCTCCGAAAGAACGAACAAGGTTTCCTTCGTCCGCTTCTTCCCGCATACGCAATCGCCTTCCCAATGTCCGAAGGTCTGCCGGTCGTTGATTTCCTGCGGGCGTTCCTCTATGCTTTCGCCCTGCGGCGCGCGGGCGGCTTTTTTCCGCTCCACCTTGTCGTACTTCCGCTTCCTCTCCCCGTGTTCCGGCAAGCTCTCGCGGCTGATCCCGTAGAAAATGCCCTTGTCGATGTAATTATAGATCGTCTTTTCGCTGATCTCCGTTTTGAATGTCAGCCCCAGCCGTTTGATTTCTCCGACAACTGCGGCGGGGGAATAACCTTCTTCGCCGATCTTCTTTTCGATGAAGGCGGCTAATTCGTAGTCGTTGCCGATCTTCAATTCGCCGCCTTTGGCTTTTAGGTTCTCTTCATAGCGCTGTTGCGCGATCTCCGGCGAATAGCGTTCTTCGGTCGTCAAATCGGAATTCAAATGCGTATAGCGTCCGCGCTTCAACTCCCTGTATATCGTTGTGTTGTGGACGTGCAGACGGTCGGCAATCGCGCACGGCTTCAAGCCCTCTTTCAATCCCTTTTCGATCTTTAGGCGATCCGTCCATGTTAAGTGCTTGTGCATTCTTTCTTCCTCCGGCTTCCGAATATGACAAAAGGGCGGCAGAAATGCCGCCCTTCGCCCTCTCTGATTATCTGTTTGTGATATGCAATTCGCTTTTAAGCGCCGCTTGCAGGACGGCGGAAAAATTCACGCCAGCTCGCTCCGCTTCAAAGTTAAGCCATGAAGGAATGGTGCAATTCTTCTTCACTACGCGCATATCATTCTTTCTGCGGTACTCCGCGAAATCAACGTCAACCAGCGAAACGATCGCGCCGGACGGCGCTTCGGCTTGTGCGTTTGCAATGCTCGACGCTTCCGGCAACGCTTCGCCGTCGTCCTGCATATCAATTCCCACAAGCCCGATTGCGTCCCGCGCCATTTCGATCGCGTCCGGAATGTCCTTGCCCTGTGTATTGATATTGAAATCGGGGACGAATACCACGACGAACTCTTTTCCTTGCGTAATAACGATGGGATATGCTTCTTTCATTTTGAATACCTCCTATATTGTTATCAAGTGGCGGCGGGATTATTTCAGCCCGCGCCGCTTGATGATTGCTTTTGCTAACTCTTCGTCGGTTTCTCTGTGCCTTACGACGCTTTCCCTTTGACCGTCCTTCACGTATATGTCGTGGTTCGCGCCGTGACGCTTGAACTTCCAGCCGTTTCGTTCTAAAAGCTCGATAAGGTCTTTTGTTTTCATCTGCTGTCCTCCTTACATTTACTATTATACGCCTTCAATACGCACATGTCAATATGTTTTGAGAAAAAATTATACGCATTTTATGCGTCTAAAAAAGAAAAGTGGCGACGAGATAACCCGCCGCCGTTATTCGTTTTCTAAAAGCTAATCAACCGAAACGCCCAGCACCTTTGCAAATACCTTCAATTCAAATCGGAAACGAAGCGCGTTCCGATCTCTATTCTGCTTTATTCTTGATTTTAGCGCATAAGTCGTGTATAATTGTTTTAAAGGTCAGAATTGGGGAATTATATTTTCCGTTCCGCCGCGAAAGGGGGATATTTTACCGTGTTTTTATCGTTTTCAAAGACTTTGAAGAAAATGGGCAGCTTCCGACTGGGTTTCGGAATGCGTATGAATAAAAAGAACGCGATCTTCGTTTGCTTTGCAATGCTGTTCGTGTGGACGTTCCAGCTTATGTGGTATATGATCGTCGGCGCTGGCTGGCTTCTGTACGCTATGCTTTACGCGCTCTACAAGATATATTATTTTCTGTTCAAGTATTGCGCGATCGGGATCAAGAAGCTGTACGGCGCAATCGTCCGGAAGAAGGATGTTCCCGCCGCCGATGAAGCGCCCGCCACCGCAACGGTCGGAACGGTCAGCATTCCGAAAGGACCCGCCGAAGCCGTCAGCGCACCCGCGCCGGAAGATGAAGAAGAAGCCGCCGTCAAATATGTTTTTGCGGCGCTGGAGGAAGGCGGCGTTGATACTTCCGCATTGTTCTTTGATAGAACCGCCGAATACTTGAAGATCGTTGCCGATAAAAGATACCAGCTTTGTTTCTGCCGTGTGAAAATGTCCGGTCAATCCCGCTATATTGAATTGACTATTTCCGCAAAAGACGCGAAGGCATACGCCAACGATCCCCGCTTCAACGGGATCAAACTTGCCGACAAGCGTTTCACCCGAATTTCGATTGCTTCCGCCGAAGATATACCGCAATACGCCGACATTATCCGGCTTGCGTATGTATGGGGAACGACAACCGCTTAAACCAACAAAAAAAGCCCCCGTGAAGGCTCGAAAGCCGACACGGGGGGATTTATATACGGCGGACGGAATTCCGCCCGCCGCCGAAAAGCCGCCATGCGTGAAAGGGGAAGCGCACGGCGGCAGGATCGGTGTAAGTCTTTGCACCGCTCTTCAAGCGCACTTTGCTTCCCACGGCGATCTGTCCCGCCGCGTCGCTCTTGGTGTCGTCAGCGTCCACCATTGGAGTATAATCCGAACCATTTTTTCTTTCACGGAACAGTTTTCGGGTTTACGACAAGACACCGACAGGTGTAAAACCTTGTCGGTGTCTTGTCTTTAGAATGAGGATTCTATGTTACTTAGTCTTAGTCTTACCCGTATCTTTCACCTCGGGGAGACCCGCAACCGATGTAAGCAGGGACAGCAACCCCGCAAGCGCGGCGGCAGAACCGACCATGATCCAATTAACTTCCGACAGGACAGCGGTCGTACCTATGGTAGCGATGGCGGTCTGCGCTACGGTTTTTAGCGCGCGAATTCCAGCCGCCTTGAGCCACTTTTCTGTAGTATCTCGCATATGATTACACCTCCTAATTTTTGTGTATTTCGTTTTCGAGTTCGTTTATACGGTGGTGCGCTTGTTTGGTGCTTGATTCCACCGCTGTAAGACGAGAGACAACAACTACGTGCTGTTCGTCCTGCTTTTCTTGCTTGCGCTTGATGTCGTCCACACCGCTTTTAATGTAGCCCACCTCTGTAAGCAAAACGCCTTTTTCTTTGCCGTCATCCTTCGCGTCGTTTTTGTCTCCACGCCTAAAGGCGAAGAAGCCGAAGACGATAGCGCACACCGCGCTCACGATGGTTATAATCTTAGCGATTTCCATTTTTTTTGACCACCTCCAGCGTGCATGCACCGTCTGCGGAGCAGAAAGACGCGATAGGCTTTACGCTATGTGCGTCTATGAAGCTCTTGAGGGCTTGCAGCGTCTTTTTGCCGCACTTGCCGTCCTCTGCCAGCGGCTTGCCGTTCGCGTCTGTGTACCCCAGAGCATTAAAAGCGGCTTGGAGCTTGCAGATAGCTTCGCCACAAAGCATGGGGTCTTTTTCTTCGATGACTATAGGCTTGTTCATTAAGCTTTCTCCTTTGTAATCAAACTTCTTTGTCATAAGTCCACGATGCGTAAAATGTCTGTCCGCAAGGCGCGTCACCACCACACCGAACCACAATCCCCGCGCCTCAACCACCAGCGGCGCGCCGTCAGCGTCAAAACCGCACACCCAGCCGATGTGCTTCATTTTGCCCGATTTGTTTGCACAGAAAAGAGCCTCGCCGACAACATACGGTCTGTCGATGTCGGCAATTTCGCCCTTGTCCGTACACCATCCGTTATAGTTCATATCGGCATTTATGTCGGTCTTTTCGTCGCACTCATAGGTCAACCATGCATCAAGCAGCCCCTCGCAGTCCGTGGCGTAGTCAGACGCAAGCATAGCCGCTGTGGCTGTGTCGTAGGCGTCTTTGCTCCATGACTTACTATAATGGTTGTCCCATCGCTCCTGAATTTTCGCCCGGGTGGTGCGGCTCTTTACCGTGCCAAACAGATAGTGCCAAGGCTCGGTGGCGCACTGCTCAAATTGTAGAGGCAGCTTCGCGCCCTCCGGTATGCTGGCGGGGGTTACATGGGTCAAAGCCCACTTGATAAAATCGATTACATTTCTCATGCGTTTACTACCTTCTTTCGGTCATGTCAACAGGGTTGAGCAAAACTCACTGCGCGTCCACTTGTCCGGATTTGATGCAGGGGATTTTCCACGGCTGTAATGCGTCGCCGTGTAGCTCACGCCGTCAAGCGTTACCACGTCGCTCGTGATATAGCTTTTCTTCTCGTTCCACTCTTCGCCTTGCTCCGGACGGGAAACAAGGTTATTGCGGATACTCGAAATAATGCTTTCTTCGGTTTCGGCGCGGGCGGCTTCAACCTCCGCCATGATCGAAGCGCGCAAGGCTTCAAGCTCCGCCGCGCCGATCTGTTTTTCGCTCTTCTTGTGTGTTATGCTCATTCAAAATTACCCCCGATCCCCGATACCCAGCAAGCGGTCAGCGCGTCGCCGCGCTGGACGGTTACGCGGATATTCATTCCGTACCGTGCCGCTGTGTTGATCCTGTTTGTGAAAACGTGTGCAACGCCTTGAACAACCGCGTTCGTGCAATCCTCCCAAACGGGGGAAGCGTCAAACGGATTGTTTGTCGTTTCAACCTTGAACGTGCCGCCCGCCGGAATATCTCGCGTTACCTTGACATTCGCGCGTGTCGGCTGGCTGTCAGCTTCCAGCGGCGTTGAAAGCGTGATAACGAAGCCCACAATCGACTTCGTGAACGTCAGCGTCCGAACGGCGCTATTTCCTGCGCTGTCGGTCGCCGTAATCGTGATCGTGTGCTTTGCGTTCGTAAGCGCCGTGAAGGTATTTCCGGCAACGGAAAGCGTCTGCGTCGCGCCCAGCGTGATCCCGTTCTTCGTTGCGATTGTCTTTCCGTCGATCTTTTCAACAACGTTCACCGTGTCGCCGTCCGGATCGGTTACGCTGTACTGATAAGCGAAATCCCCGCGCTTCGTGCCAAGATCGGCGTTTCTTCCGGAAATCATAGGCGCGGAATTATAGATTACCGTATAATTTCCGTCGCTGTTCGGGCTGTCAGATACCAAGATAGAAGATTTAAGATTACAAAGCGGGCGAACGCCGCAGTCGCCGTGGCACGCGCCGCTGTTGTTCAAAGAACCGTCCGAATAGACGTAACGGACGTAGAAGGCGTTCGACGAATGTGGCGTTCGTAGCCACCAGTACCAGCCCTTTGATGTTGTAAAACCGCTGTTAGTGTATCCGTCAGCGTTGTTCACGCATTGCGCCGTAGGATAAGCGACGCGGGAAGCGTCTTTGCTGAATAACGCAAGCGGCGATCCTTCCGCGATATTGTTTTCGTTTGTAAGCATCACTTCGGTGGTGGACGCAAGAAACATTTTCGCCTTAAAGGTTTCGTAACTGCCGTCGTCGGTTGAAGATTTAACAACGGTCAGCGTTGTTTCCATAAGCTCCGCAACAAACTTCGGATCAAGCATTGCAAGGAAGCCCGCCCATGAAGTGTACGGATTGTACGTTACGTGTGTGTTCTTCGTCGTCGGTGCTTGATCCGTGCGGTGCTTTGCGCTGTACCATGCGCCCGCCGTCGCGTTGCTATTCAGCCATTGCAGAAGATTTGAATGAATATGTCGGTTATTGCCGTAGTATTTACGATCGTTGTTCTCGTTGTTCGGCTCTTTTGCGTCGGAAGCCATGTTCTGAATGATCTTTTCCGTAATCAGCGTTACGGAATTCGACGGGTAGCCGTTGTGGTTCTTGTCGGCGATTTTGAAAACGATCTTCGATCCGAAGCGTGATTGATACGCCGGAAGAACCGGAACTTCGATTTTCGCGCCCACCGTCAAACTGCCTAATGTTTTTGACATTGTGCCGCCTCCTTTGTTTTCATTAAGCTGTTGTAAAACTGATCCGTCCGCCGGATCAAGTGATAACTGTTTTCCTTTTCTGCGTGTCCCCTCCAGTTTTGATAGAATTGTTCAACGGTCTTTGCATATATGCACTGTCCTTTCCGCATTCTCTCGATTATCGCGGTATCGTCGGCGCACCCGTCGAAATCGAAGCCCGCTTCGGTAACGGTCAGCGTTGCCGCGTTCCCTGTAACCGTTGTTCCTGTGATCTGCAATACCTCCGTGCCGCAAGCCGCGCATGGCGACGAAAGCTCCGCGAAGATGTTTCCGATCACGCGCGACAATTCCGCCGTGCAAGCGTACCGCGTCAGCATTCGATCCTCTGCAAGCTCTCGTTCCAAATGCCCGCAGTAGATGTTACGCCGTTGAGATCATCAAAGAGGATTAAGAACGGATTTGTCGTAATATCGTTGAAAAGCGCCGCTTCCAGCATATCCACGCGCGCGTCAAGCGCGTTCGTAATGTTCAGAAGGTTTGTTGCCGCGTTATTGTCAAGGACGGTTTGCAAGCCGTTAAACCATGCGTTGAAGTCCGCCGCCGCCTGTGTTTCAAAATCCGCCATGTGTTGCTCGAACGCGTCGTACTGCGTGTTACCCTGCAATTTCAGCGAATTCATATACGAAACAAGCGTGTTGTACTCCGCCGCCGAAAGGGATTGATATTCAGCGAACCACGCTTGAAGCTGTGCGTTAAAAGCCGCCGTGTCGATCTGCTGAACGATGGCGGCAACAACGCCGCAAAGCGACGTGTTCAAGCGCTGATCCGTGATCTTGCTTCGCGTTATTGCTGTTACGCCCGCGCCCACATAGATGTCCGCCAGCGCAAGCTCGTAAACGTCCGCGCCCCTCCGCAATGCGGGCGCGGAAGGGGAAACGCTGAGCGAAGAAGATTTGACCTTCACCGACATAGTGCGGTTTGTCAAATCCCAGCGGACGACAACGCGATCAATGCGGTTTAACTGCCCGTCCGCCGTGTCAAGCGTTACGGCAAGATCGCCCGTGTTGAAGTAGAAGTAACCGTTGATCCACGCTTTGCCCGTTTTTACGTTCAGCTTCATTCCGTCGTTTGCGACGACTTGAAGCCCCGTCGAAGGAACGGGGAAAACGCCGTTCCCGATGAACGAAGCAAAGTATTCCGCCCAGTCCTCCGCCTTGTACGTGCGATCGTGCGAAACGCTGTTGAAAAAACTTGATTTTTCCATTCTTTAAAGCCCTCCTTATTTCGTAATCTGCCGAATTTGTGTCAGAAGCGCGGGCAAGCTCTCGCCGAAGGTAATATCTATTTCTTCGCCGCTCGTTTCGTAGGTTTCCTCAATCTCCGTAATTCGAACGTCAATGCGGACGCGCCAGCGCTTATTTATGCACGTTACACGGTCGCCCAAGTCGTAATCAACGCCGTATTGCAAATTCGCGTTTGTGTTGATCTTCGAACCGAACGCCAGCGTTTCGGCGTATTGCTCCAGCTCTTCTGTCCCTCTCGCGGAAAGAAGCGCTAAATATTGCGCGTCGGTAAGCGTTACGGTCTGCCCGCTCTCGGTTTCGTATTCCTGCACGATGTCCGTTGCATCGATGAAAACTTCGTCGCGGGAAAGCCCCGCCGCGCTTCCGCCGACTTCGGCAACCTTCCGCGCAACGCCTTCTTTTTCCTCTCCGCCGATGTAAGCCGTTGTTTTAAGGTTTTCAATACTGTTCGTGTATTCCTGTTCCACGATGTTGTCGAATTCCTGTGAAAAGATACAAGGCGCGTTCCCTGCGGCATTTCCCGCCGTAAGGTCGCGCCCTTTGTAAACGGAAAAGGTGTGCTTTCCCGTCCGTGCGTTTGTTGTAACCCGAATACCCAGCTTTGCCGCCTTCGCCGCCGTTTCCGCCGCAAGCTGGGCGTTCACGTGCTGTTCGGAAGTATAGTCGATCTGCCCGCTTCCAGTGTCTGCGTCTGTCGTTGATATGCTGAAATTCGGGATATTGCGCGCCGCTCCCGCGTTCGTGCAAGTCTGCTTCACAATGGCGTATAGAATGTTCTGTGTCGTGTCCTTCGTGATGATCTGCGTTGTCAAAATGCGCTTTCCAATCCACGAAAGAAGGAACTTGCCTTGAACCTCTAATTCCTCCATGCCCTGTGAATTTTTCATAATGTGAATATAGCGGATTTCCGCCGCTTCTTTCCCGCCGCGCTTGATGATGATATTTTCCTTCACCAGCAAATGGGCGTGATCCTCCGTGAAGGGAACAAGCAATTTGAATTCGCCGCAACTCCAATAGCGGCGCGTCCATATCAGCGAAGAAATCTTTTCAACAATTCCTTGAAGTACCATTTCGCGGCTGTAAACGTATAATTCCACCGTGTTACACCCCCAAATACAAGTTATTGTGATAGATTGAAACTTCGAGATTTTCCGCGTTTGCATCCGCCGAATAGCGGAAGAGATTGTCGCCCACGGCGATCTGCAAGTATGAACTATCAACGTCGAGATAGCGGAACGCGTCAGTAATTACGCCGCCACGGTTCAGCTTCACGGCTTTTTCACCGTAGCCCGTGGAAACGGTTAAAACGTCGCCCGCTACAAGCGAAATATTCAGCTTGATAAACTCCCGTGTATCGACGTTCAGCAATACGGGATTTGTAACCGCGCCGATCGCGCGGAACTCGATCCGGATACCGCTTTTCACGTCGCCGGAATTGTAGACGTTCACAATCAGCGACGGCTGGCGATAGCCGATTTCCCAGCCGTCGTAAAGCTCCAGCCCGTCCGGGACGGGGAATTCAAAGCCGCCGATCCACGTTGCTATGTCCTCGCGCGTTTCCGTTTCCTCTCTCCAAAAAGGATTAAGGCAAGACAAGCTAACCGTGAATTGCTCGAAGATCGGCTTTCGCTTGAAGATCGGCGCGTCGTCGATCTTGCACCCGATCACCCGCCGGAAGTCGCCGAAAACATACGTCAACGTTGCTTCGTTCTGCGGATTTAATATGCGGTTCAGCTTCCGGCGTAGGTTCTGCGCTGCTTGTTTGTCACGCTCCTTGATGTATCCCACGATGTCAATATCGCGGCTTTCGATCCGATACCCCAAGTATGTGTCGCCGTCCTGCCCCATGCCGTTGGTGCTGTAAATAGCGTTTCGCACGTCGGAAAGTCCGGTAACGTCCTTGAAGTTTACGTGATACGAAGAAGCGGGGGAAAACTCTATGCTTTCCCCGCGCTCGTTCGTGTAGATCAATTTTTCTTGTGTCCTCATGCCATAACCTCCCGCGCAATCTGCCGGAACTGCCGCGCCGCCTGTCTTTGCTGTTCGGCGTAGCTCGTTTCGTTCGCATAGATGTTTTGCACAACTTCAACGGAAGGCGTACCGCCGCCGCGCGTGTCGCGTCCCTCTCCGGAACGGAATTCGGGAACGGCGTTCAATGTTTCGCGCCGGATCGAACTTTCAACGTCGCGCATTTCGCGGGCAAAGCCTTCGCCCAAGCCCTGCGCCATGTACAAACCGATACGGGCAAAAACCTTCGACGGGGAATTGATTTGCATTTCTGCTTCAACTGCCTCCACGATCTCTCTCATCATTGACCGCACTTTGCTTTCAAGCCAGCCGGACATATTTTGAAAGCCCTGCCAAATTCCGCGCACCATCTCTTCGCCCGCCGCCGTGAACTCCGATACATAAGAGCGAAGGGCGGTAATAATGCTTTGAACGATCTGCGGGATTTTCTGCGTAATTTGTACGATCGCTGTAACCATACCGGACGCGATATTTTTATCGAAGTCCTGTCCGGCTTGATTAAGACGCTGGGCTTGCGCCGTAAGTCCTGTAATCACGCGTTCGACGATTGCGTTTACCGCTCCGGAAAGGCTTTCGATATTCGCAATAATACCGTTGTTTACTGCGTTTACCGCTTCCGCCGCCGTCAGCTCGCCCGCTCCGCCCATTGCAGCAGTCATATCGCCTTCAACGCCGCCCATGTTGTCGGTGAAGCCCACGCCCACGCCGTCCGCCATGTTGCCGCCGATTTCAGCGAATACCCTTGACGGGGAATGAATGCCGAAGAAGTCCTTGATACCCGAAACAAGGGACGAAGCCCAGCCGGATACCTTTTCCCACAACCACGAAGCCGCGCCGCTGATACCTTCCCATAGTCCGTGAAGAAGGTTCGCGCCCACTTTTACTATTTCCCCGATAAGCGAACCGAACGCCGATACAATTCCGCTGATAATCTGCGGGATTGCTTTTACGATTTCAACTATAATCGTCGGCAAGTTCTGAATAAGCGCCACAAATAGCTGAACGCCCGCCATAATGATTTTATCAATGTTCCCGATCAGCGCATTTACAATTCCGCTGATAATCTGCGGGATTGCTTTTACGATTTCAACTATAATCGTCGGCAAGTTCTGAATAAGCGCCACAAATAGCTGAACGCCCGCCATAATGATTTTATCAATGTTCCCGATCAGCGCATTTACAATTCCGCTGATAATCTGCGGGATTGCTTGAACAATCGTTGTTATAATCTCCGGAAGCGCTTGTATAAGTGCGACAAGAAGATCAATGCCCGCTTGAATGATAAGCGGTATGTTCTCCATAAGCGCCGTGATAATGCCTTCGATGATCTGCGGGATCGCTTCAACAATCGTTGTGATGATCTCCGGAAGGGCGGTAATTAACGCCGTCAGAAGGTCGATACCCGCTTGAATGATCTGCGGGATTGCGGAAATCAAACCGTCGATCAAACTGGTTATTAACTGCGGAAGCGCCGCAACAAGAACGGGGATCGCGTTTATAATGCCTTCCGCCAGCCCTGTCACAAGCTGTAAAGCCGCGTCGATCAGCAACGGGATATTGTCGATCAGAACTTGCACGATGTCCGTTACAAGCTGAACCAGCGAAGGAACAAGCATCGGCAACGATTGAGCTATGCCCGTCGCGATATTCGCGATCATCTTCACCGCGAATTCAAGGAAGGTCGGTAACATTTCCGTTAGCTTCTCGATTGCGAACGTAACCATACCCAGCAAGCCGTCTGTGAAGTCCTCCGCCGCGCTCTCCGCTCCGGAAAGCGCACCCATCAAGCCTTTTCCGATGAGCTCGACGAACGGCGTTATCTCCTGCAAAAGCTCCGCCGCAAGCTGTTTCAGTTTTGTAATGATCGGTTCAGCAATCGCGCCCAGCGCCGCCATAGCGCTGTTCAGATTTGCCGTTGCCTTCTGCGCGTCGATAATGTCGCCGTTTACCTCTCTGTACTTGTCCGCCGCTTCGGAATAAAGCCCGTTCAGCGTGGACGTTATAAGGGCTTGCCGCTCCTGCTCCGACGTGCAAGCGTCAAGGCTGGCTTGAAAATCATCTTCGGAAACGCCCGCCCAGTTCAGCGCGTCGGCAAGATTGCCCGTGATTGATCCCGTCTTTGCCGTTTCGTTCGCGGCTTCGGTCAAGCCTTCAATCGGCAAGCTGTCGCCGAAGGTCGCGTAAACGCCTGTGCAAATGTTTGTCCAGTCCGAAAGCTCTTTTTCATTCGTAGTCAGTTTCGCAAGGTGGGCGGCGGCTTCCGTCGCCTGTCCGTCGTCGCCAAGAATGCCGTACAACTCCGAATAGGTGTTTTTCGCGTCCTCTGCCGAATGTCCCGCCGTCGTGAAACTGGTTTCAAGTTTGCCCATGTTTTCGCGGGCTTCGCGTGTTTCTTCGGCAAGCCCGAAGAATGCTGCACCCGCCGCCGCAATCGCCGCACCCATAGCCGCGCAAGCTGCGCCGATCGCCTTTCCTGCTTTGCCGACGGTTTCGCCGACGCTCTCCCAATCCACCTTTGAGCTTTTCAGCTTTTTAGAAGTGTCGTCGATTTCCTTTTGAATTTTCGTCATGTCGGCTTTGGTGTTGTTCAGATTTGTTTGCATTTTCTGATATGCGGGATTTGTCGGTTCGATACCGTTATCGCGCATTTTCTTCAATGCCTTTTCCGCCGCTTCTGCCTTCTTCGCCTGTTCGTCGAACTGCTTTTGCAATAGCTTCTGTTTTGCGGTCAGTGCTTCCACGCTGTCGGTGTTGTCGGCGAACTCCGCCGTCGTCAGCTTCATTTCCGATCCGATTTCGCGAAGGGAAGAATTTATATTAGTGCAAGCGGCGCGATACTCTTTTTCGCCCGTAAGGTCGATTGATGTTTTGATCTGCTCTTCTTTCGCCATTTATATCCCTCCCAGCACGTCATCAATATCAACTTCTTTCGGAACAGGCTTAAAACGATCCGGATTGAATTCACGATGAATTTTGAAAAGCGTCAAAATTTTATACGGTGTCATGCGCCATACTTCGGCTTCGCTCCAGCGAAGAAGCGTTACGCCGATATAAAGAAGGCGGGCAAGGTCGATTATTCCTTGCCCGCTGTCGCGTTTTTTTCGATGTCCTCTTCGTCGTTCTCTTCCTCTTCGCCCCGTTTGGGCGGTTCGGGCGTTCCGTTGTTGCCCATAGAGAAGGATTTGAAGATCGCCGCTTTCACGTCGGCGAAATTGCCCGTATGAATGAGCTTGCCCACCTGTTTTTCGGTAAGCGCTTCTTCGTCGTCCGCCGCGCCCTCATTCAAAAGCACGGTCAGAAGCCAGCGAAGATTTTTAATGCTGTCCTTGCCGGAAAGCACGATATCAAGGCGATCGAAGCCGCCGAATTTGTCCTGCATTTCGTCGATCGCGTTCAGACTGAAAAGAAGGTGTCTTTCCTTGTCCAGCATGATCGGGAAACGTCCGTCTTTGATTGCGCTCATAGCAGAATAAGGCGGGAAGCCTTTTTCAGACTTCCCGCCGTTCCTCCTTTCGATATTCGATTAACTGCCCGCGTTATTCGGTTCGCGAACGGTAGTAAACCAAGCCGCCGCCGCGCTGTTCGTAGGCTCTGCGACGTGTTCAGCCTTCCACAAGCCGTCAGAACGTTTGATGAACTGCCCGACGATCTCCGGCGTGGTAAATTCGATACTGTCGCCCTTCGTGGTATAGTTTTCGTCCGGAACGGCAAACTTGACTTTGTAAAGCCAAATATACTTGTACGTGCCGCCCGCTTTCTTCGCGCGGAAGCCGATTGCGAAATACGGTGCTTCGTCTGTGTCTGCGCCGTAAACAACCTTGTCCGCGTCCTGTTTCTGCCCAAGCAAGGCGGCAAGGTCAGCCGGAAGAAGATCGTTTACGTTCAGCGTGATTTCGCCGGAAACGAATTCTTTCACAACTTCGTCCGCGCCGTCGTCGGCGTAAAGGATCGCTTCGGCTACTTCCACGGAAAGCTCCGCCGAAATTGCCTTCGCCATTCGCACGGGCGTTCCGTATTCCTCCGCGTCGTCCGTGCCGATCGTAATGGGCGCGCGATAGAGATCGCGCAATCCGATTGTTGCCATTTGTCATACCTCCATATACTTGATTTCAACGGGAATGTGGTAATATCCCGTGTCCTGCTCGTATGTTTCCGCGTCTATCGTGATCGCGTAGAACCCCGCCGCCTTCAACGCTGTTTTCAAGCGTTGAAGAATGTCGATGTAATCCGTTTTTGAATAGACGTGTACTTGATACGTGAATTCCTGCGCGCCCTCTTCATCGTCTGAAAAGAACATGTCGCGCCCCACGACAAGCTGATAGACGATAAAGCAAGCCGCCTTCCCGCCGTATTTAAGGCGTTCGACGGGAACGCCCAGCTTTTCAAGCTCCGCTTTTAACAAGCTGTCAACGTTCTCCATTTTGCTTTTCCTCCCATACGCGGCGCATTTCCGAAATAACGTCGTCTGCCGCCTTTTCATTCGCCGCCGTGAACCACGGGCGCGCGGGCATATTTGAACGCCCGTAATTAAGAACGAAGCCTTTTTCCGCGTTGCGTACTCCGTGCTTGTCCTTTCCGTTCGGATAGATTTCAACCCGTTTCCCGCCGTCGATCTCTTTCACGGCGGATACTTTGATGGACGCAAGAAGCGCCCCCGTGCTTCGTCTGCTGTTGAACCTTGTCTTGATCTCTTCTTGCTGTGCCTTCTGCATTACTGCGCCGCCCGCTTTGAGCATTTCCGGCACGGCTTCTTCAACGATCGCGTCTTGCCGAAGCATTGCTTCTTGTACGTCGTCAAGCCCGACAACGTTAAACTTCGCCATTGCCGCCGCCCCCTTCCGCTTCCGGAAGATTAACCAGCGTCAACTCTGTAAATTCTCCGTTCCCGTGCGTGTACGTCCGAAGGACGCGATACCGTTTCCCGCTCGAAACGGGATATTCCACGATCTGCTGTTCCTCATACTCGAAGGAATGCACGTCGAATTTTAATTCCGTCGTATAGCCCGCCTGTTGCGCCTTGTAGAATTCCGAAAAGCCCACGGATTTCTTGTCAGCGAAAACCGTTATCGCGGTTTCTGTGCGGGCGACGGGGAAGCCGTGTTCGTTCGTGCGCGGCGAAGGTTCAGACAAGGCGATCAAGGTTATTTGTTCGCCCCATCTCATTTATTCGCCCTCGCTTTCTTAGGTGTATTCAGCGGTCAGCGACAAGGCGCACTTCAAATAATCGTATGCGTTGCGGTAGCGCTCCGCGTCGTCATTGAAGCCGAATTCCGCCTTTGCATAAAGCACAACCGCCCGATCAAGAAGGGGATCGCCCAGCGTTTTACTGGACGATCCCGCTTCCGCCGGAATGTTGATACCGACAAGGCGAAGATCGGCAATCGCCGCGTTTATGAGATCGGAAACTTCGCCGTCAAGCGCCGTCCCGCTCAACCGCAACGCCAGCTTTACCTTGTCAAGCATTGTTTAACTCTCCTATTACGTGAGGGAAGCCTTAACCAGCTTGACGATAGCTTCGCCGATAGCGGGCTGGCAATCGAAGATAGCGATACCGCTATATTTGTAACTGTTCGTGTCGATGTCGTATGCGCTCTTTACGCCGATATTTTCAGCAAGGTTCGCACAAACCCTCTTGAAGTCGCCCAAGAAGGCTTCGTGATCCGCTACGTAATCAGACAGAAGAACGGGATAGCCGTACACGAAGTACGCGTTGTTCTGAACGGTTACAATGTGGTTCTTGCTGTTGTCCTGCAACGGCATAAAGTCTGTGAACAAGGTTTTCTTGTTCATAACGAACTTGCCGTTACGGTCATAGCCGGAAGGCAAAAGCCCGATCAGCGCCTGCACATTCGCGGCGGAAAGTGCGCCCGGCTTCATGGTAACGCTGTTTGTCGCGTCCCAAGTGTTCGCCTTGTCAATGCCCTTCGGCTGGGAAACGCCTGTGCCATTGATAAGCAAATCTTCAACTTTGCGGGCGATAGCTTCCGCCAGCATATTGACGATCCAGCTTTCAAACGCAGTACTACTCATCGTCATTACAGTATCGGAAATCTGAACCAGCTTGACGACCTCATAACCGGAAAGGGAAACGGTAGTCAGCGTGTCAGCGGCGGCGGTAATTGCCGCGTTCTCTGCGTGGATTGCGGCGGCGTTGTTAGTACCTTCGATCGCGAACTTTACAGCGCCCTTGACGTGCAGAAGGGTAACTTCATTCAGCATGGGCGCAAGCGTCTTTACCTTGCTGATAATCTCGTTCGCGGTCTGCGTCGGGATTGCTTCCGCACCCGCGCCGCTGGCGTTGCTGAATGCGCGCTTTTCTGCGTCGTTCAGCGGAAGGCGGCGAATGTTTTTCAGCCACGCGGAACGGTATTCGGGCGTACCGAAAGGATCGTCGGGCGTGTTGTTCTCGCTGTTGTTCTGCTGGAAGGAACGGGAAACAATGCCCGCGCCCTTCGCGATATTGTCCAGAATGCCGTTGCGCTTCTCGGCGGCGGCAATCAGTCCGGCGCGCTCTTCGGTAAGCTGTGTGGTTTCCTGCTCCAGCGCGTCAATCTCTGCGGCGGTCATAGCGGTACCGCGCTGTTCGATCTCCTGCTTGATAGCCGCGAAGCGGGCTTCGATCTCTTTAATTCTCATTGTGTTAAACCTCCGTCATTAGTTTGATTTTTAGGATTTGCATACGCCGCGCTAACGCCTCCCGTTGCTCTGCCTCGATTACTCCATCGAAGTAGGAACGCGCGGAAATATCGGTATCGGCGTTCGCCGGATAACTCACGGCGGAAACGTCGTAAACCTTCTTGATCTTCAAGATCGTTCTTGTGTGCGTGTCCTTGTTATATGCGTCCTCCGATACGGTAAACGCCCACGACATTTTGCAGATAAGCCCCGCGTCGATGCTTGCATAAAGCCGCTTCGCATCTTCCGTAAGGCTCAAATTTGCCGCAATAAATAAGCCGCCGTCCTGCGGTTCCAGAAGCAGGGAAGGCGGCTTGTTCTTTGCCATCTTGTTTCGGGCGAATACCATTCCGGAATGATCGAACTGCATAATCACGTCGGACAGGTCAGCGCCGACAAGAGCGTTGCGGTCGATCACTTCATAATATTTGATCCCGTCGTATTCGCACATAACATACGGTTTATCAAACGTCGTTGCGAAGCCTTCGACGTAGAAATCTGTATCAAACCTCTTGTTCTCCGCCCCCTGTGGGATCATCAACGGCTGGAACATTTGACGGTATTCCCGCCCCTTCACTACTGGCATTCGGTACAACCTCCTTTCCCAATTCTGATACTTCCGCGTATTCCTTGCGAATATAATACTTGTCCCCGCCTTCGACGTGTGACATATTCCAAATATCCATAACGCCGTTGCGGTTAAGCAAGCCACGGTCAAATAGTTGTGTGCTGATATTCAGCTTCGTATTGTTGCTTGCATATTGAAGCCTGTTCGCGGTAAACGTGATCGCGTTCCCGAAGGATAATTCCCGCTGTGTGTAGGTCATATTTGACATAACCAGCGAAAGCTGAATTGCGAAAGGCTCGATCTTGCCTTCGTAATAAGCGTTCCATTCGTCCTCGTTATAACTGTTCTGAATAATTTTCGCGTTTGTCCCGAAGTAGTTAAAAATATTTTCGTTGATCTGCGCCATCTGCGCCGCGTTCACGGTGAACGGCTTGCTTTCAATGGGCTTCACGTCGGCGAATTTGCTATCGTAGATCACCATACCGGATTGATTATCCGCCGAAAGGTTATCCGCCGTGAAGCGCTTGCGCTCCTTCGTGATGTCCTCCGGCTTCAACATATTTGCAACCTTCGCCAAGAACCGGACGGAAGCCGAATTTTTAACCCCGTTGATAATGCCTTGATTTTGTGTGTGGATCAACTGCATTGTAGGGCGAAGCACGGCGTTGTTCTCGCCAAAAAAGTCGTCCTTGTACTGAAATTGCGTCAGCACGCCGACGCGCTCAAATTCAATCGCCGCTTTCTGCCCGTTTGCGAAAGTGTACCGCAAGAAGGGCGCGCTTTTGTATTCGACAACCTCGCAACGCTGGGGAAGAAGGGGATAATACCCCACAATCCCGTCGAATTTATCTTCGATCGGAACAATGAATGCCGTATTATTCACCGAAAGGATCGTCGCGATCCGGTAAATGAATTTTGACGTATCCATAAACGGATTAGGTCGGAACTGTAAAACCCGCTCAAGGTTTTTATGTGCCGTTCCGCTGATCTCCGGTTTCAGCTTTGAACAGAAATTCGCGAACGAATGAATAGCCGCCCGCGTAAGCTCCATTTCGTAAAGGCTTTCCGGCGCGTTCGTGAAAACGGGTGAATACCCGTTAAGCATCTTGAAGTATCCTTTCGCTTGAATATCCGAACGCGGCTTCCGGAAAATCGTTTCAAAAATTCCCATAGTTTTTATCACCCCGCATTTTTCAGCATTTCGCCGATCTCGTTATAATATTTCTGCCATACCGTCATAGCGTCAATCACGGAAACAAAGCCGTCAATACGCGCCCGCTGTTCAATCTTTACCGGACGGAATTTCCGTGTTTCCATATTGTGTTTAAGCGCAACGTTTAGGAAGTGCGATTTCAGAAGGTTATTATCTGCGATCTTGAAATTGCCGTCTTTGATTATGCCTTCAAACTCGCGGATCACGGGCGCAAGGTTTTCGCCCTGCCATACGTCGTCCGTTTGGAAGCCCGCCGCCTTCAAGTCGTCGATCAGATATTGCGCGGAATAGCGGTCGTACCCGATCTTCAAGATATATATTCCGTACTGATCCCGAAGCATAGAAAACCATTCGTAAACGTCGTGATAATCGACGTGGTTTTCGCCGGATAGCTTGACGATCCCTTGCTTTACGAATATGTCATACGGTACGCCGTCGATCGCTTGCGCTGTTTCAAGTCGGTTCGCTGGCATAAAGAATTGTGCGAAGGCATATAGAACGCCGTCCCGCTCGATCACGACGGAAGCGGCGGTCAAGTCCGTTGTTTGCGAAAGGTCTATGCCGCCCACGGCGTAACTGTCCTTGAAATCCTCCAGCTTCGCATGAATTCCTGCGCCGTCAACGACGACGTAATCAAGCCATGCGACGGAAGAATTCTGCTTGATATTGCAATACTTCGTAAGGAATTCAGCCCGCTTCGACATACTCATTTCGGCGACGGCGATTTCCTCTTTGAAGAAGTCCGGCGAAACGGAAACGCCCATGTTTGGATTTGCCTTTTTAAGCTCTTCAAGGTCGTTCCATTTCTCTACGTCGTCAATCATGTAAAGCAGGGGAAGAAGGCGGCGTTCCTTGCTTCCTCCCTTCAAAAACGCGGTCGATCTCTTTATCAATTCATCGTAAATACCGTCGTTTTCGTAACCCGCCGTTGAGATTGAAAGGATCATCGGCTGGCGGCGCGCGCCAAGCGCGGATTTCATAACTTCGTACTGCTTCAAGCCGCCGTCGCCGCGCCACGACGCGACTTCATCGTTCACGACTAAATGCGGATTGAAGCCGTCGGATTTCTTCGCGTTGAAGGCAAGCGGCTTGATCGCGGTATTGCTTTCTTCGATGTAAATATCGGAACGGCGCTTCTTCGATAGGTTGGAAAGCTCCGGTTCTTTTTTAATCATCTGATAGAAATTATCGTAAACAATGTTCGCTTGCTCCAGCTTCGGCGCAAGGCAATATATTTTCGCGCCGTATTCGCCATCAAGATACGCCATATAAGCAATGACGGCGGACGCGAAAAGCGTTTTGCCGTTCTTGCGCCCGATCACAATAAACACTTCACGAAAGACGCGTGTTCCGTCCTCTTCGACGATCCCGAACATAACGGAAACGGCGGCTTTCTGCCACAACTCCAGCTTCAAAAGGTCTGTGCGCCCTTCGCAATGATGGCAAAAGTTTTCGATGAACCGAATTGCCTTGTTTGCCTTCTTCGCGTTGAAGGTGAAAAGCCCTTCTTGAAGCCCCTTCACGATGTATTCATACAGAAGGCGAACCCACTTTCCGGCGGTTATATTTCCGGAAGAAATGCCGTCGTAATACTCGTAAATGTAATTTGAAAACGGCATTTTTATTCGTCCCGCAACGCCTGTAAACGGCTTTCCTTTTTCTTCTCTGGCGGTACAAGATCGCAAAGCTGTTTGATAATAGCGGCGTGATTTTTTGTCATGGCGATATGTGTTTTCACTGCGTCGCTTTGTTTCGTCCCGCTCTGATTTGCGCCGTTTTGGTATTCGACGGTGTAGCCCTCTTCGTTGATGACCTCTTGCAATTCTTCAAGGGATACCGCCATGAACGCCGCGTTTTTGATAAGGCTTTCGACGGTCTGCAACTTGTTTTTATCCAAGTCTTTAAAAATGCGCTTCAATCGGGAAAACTCCCGCTTGATCTTTTCTTCTTTCGTCAAGTCCTTCTTTGTCGCCATAAATATCACCCCCTTTTCCGGTCAACCCACACCCCCTTAAACGCGTACACCCGTTATGCGCGCGCCTGCGGAGTATTTTTAACCTCCCGCCCTCGGTGTCGAACCCTCCCTAAATCTCCGGCGAATAGGGGGGAGTACCACGTTTCCGTTTTCGTCAAACGAATATCGCTTCTTCCGCTTTGATTCGTGATGCTCTTTGTTATGGCAATCTTGACATAGCGCTTCGAGATTATCCCACGAAAGCGCTATGTATGGATCGTTGATATTCTGCTCCGTCAAGTATGTTTTGTGATGTGCGATCTTTGCGGTTACTGGATCGTCCGGCGTTGAACAACGTTCGCACAAGTAGCCTCTCGACTTCAGGAAGCTGTCGCGGCATGAACGCCAAGCGTCCGAATTGTAAAATCTTTCCGCCCACGGCTTCATACGGTTATCCTCCTTCCTGTGGAAAAGTCTGTGCAAAAGAGTAAAAGATAAAGCCTTCCGCGTATCACGCAAAAGGCTTTGTTCCACGCTATTCAATTCGCGATAATTCAGTGTAATCATTATATCACGCGTAAGCGTCGCGGACAAGGTGCGTTGTTTAGTCGTGTTTTGGTCATTTGTCAACGGCTTTCCGGCATGTCGCCGCTGATACCGCCGCCGGAATGCCGAATACGCATACCGTCATATCATTGACGATCTTGTTCCGCCAGCGGCGCGCCGTCTTTATCTCTTTGAGAATGCCCGCGTCGGAAAGCTCTTCCGCGATCTCTTCCCACGTCGCCGTACCTCCCTCTCGCGGATTGCCGTTGATGTCCTCGCCGAAATAGTAAAGCCGGATCACAACGAATTCTTTATGCCCCTCGAAAAGGGAAATAACGCGCGTCAAGCTGTCAAAACCGGATTTCGTTTCTTTGAACTGCTTTTGTTTTTCCTCTCGCATTTCCTCGACGATCTCCGCTTCCGTCTTGCGCTGAATAACGCCTTTGGCTTGTGGTGTCGTTGAAAAAGTCTTGCGCCCCGCGTGATACTCAACTTCGCAATACGCTTCTTCATCGGCTACAAGCGCCGCCAGCTTCTTGTAGTTATACAGCAATGTTTCCATTGCCTTGAAGTAATTTACGTACCCCGTGTTCTGCGTGTACGCTTCTGCCGCCCCTGCGCGCGCGGCTTCAAATACGGTTTCCCGCAACTCTTCGGAAATCTCTGTTTGCTTTTTAGTCATGTGTGCCACCTCCGGTTAGATATTCGATAATTGTTCCCGCCGCCTGTTCCCAGCCGTAGCAAAGCGCAGCTTTGTAGTCCTGCGCCGAAAGAGCGTCCAGCCACTCCGATTGATGATCGCTTGTCCTGCCGCCGCGTTGCCGTTTAAGCTCTATGTAAAGCCCGTGATACTGCCCGCGCGCGACAGGCAAGCATAGATCGGGAACGCCCGCTTTCACGCCCTCCGCCCGAAGCCGTCCCGCTTCCGCCTTGTGTCTACTCCCGCCGTTCGGGACGTGATAAAGCAAATTCAATTCGGGATATTTCCCGCTTTGCATAGCCGCCCACGAGAACAGCGTCATTTGCTCTTGCGCTTCCGTCGGAACGGGCATTTTATTTTTCTGCATTCTGTGATCCCTCCCGTTCCCAATCAGCGAAGAAGAAATACGGCTTGTTCTGTGCGATCGCTTCGCCGAATTCATATTTCGCGCCTTTGCTCTCTTTCCAGTCCGGAAGAAAACAGACTTCGGCGCACTCTGCAAGCATAGCGCCGGACATACGGATATAGGCTTCCCACGTGAAGCCCTCCGCCGGAAGAAGCGCCGGATTTACGACGATGAAGCCGCCTTCCTCCAGCTTCTTTTGTGCGCCATAGAATTTTGAGCGATAAAACGGATCACCCGTGATTTTTCCCGCAAGATATACGGTTTTTTTCTGCATTTGTCTTTTACCTCCTATCCTGAAGCGTTGTTTGTGCCTTCCGCTGTTCTTCCTCCAGCAAGTCGAAAATGCGTAATTGCGCTTGTTCCCGTTCAAGTCGCCTTTGCGCCGCCGTGAAATAATCTTCGTCGATCTCAAAGCCGACGAAATCAAGCCCGCCTTGACGATAGCAAGCGATCAAGGAACTTCCGCTTCCGGCGTGTGTGTCCAATATCTTCATACCTTTTCGGGCGAAGAGGGAAAGAACCCACGAATACAGCTTCACAGGCTTTTGCGTCGGGTGAATTGTCCCGTCATTCAGCAATTCAACGCGATTGCAGACAAAAACGCGCGTCGGCGTGTCGAGGCTGGTATACGCTAATTCGCAATCGCTCATTGTCAAGCCGTGCTGTCCCTTGTCCCATACAAGCCAGCCTTTATGTCCTTGTTCAAGATACGGGACGAAGTAATTTCCGCCCCATATCACTTGAGCTTTTGAAACGCGTTCCAATTCGCGGAAGTATTCGGGCGGGGGAATAGCCTTGTCCCAGCTTTTCCGGATATGCTCTTTCCGGTTATGCTTCGGATTGCCGCATACGCGCTTCTTCTGTCCGTCTATGCCGATACCGTAAGGCGGATCAACGATCGCAAGATCGAAGAAGCCGTCCGGAAACTCTTTCATTCCCTGCATACAATCCATGTTGTACAGCTTGTTTAATTCAAGCATACGTTGTTCACCTTCTCTCTTTTTCTCCCCCCTCCGCCCCCCGCTGGGGGGAACAGGCTCAAAGGAATAATTTATTCACATATCCCTGCGTATACTGCGGATAAGTGCGCGCCTTTCTCTGATTGATTGTTTCTTCCCGTCGCCGCCCTGTTTCTATCACTCCGCCGTCAATCTATCAATAGGCTTTCGCGGCATATCCTCACGCCGCGTTGCGCCGCTCCGGTATTCCACGATCCTATTGACATCTTGCCGTCTTCGTGATCTTTGGAAAACAGGCGACGGGGAATAAAACAATCAATCTTGAAGACTTTCTTTGGGAACGAAGCGGGCTTCGTTCCCAAACGTTACACATTTACAAGGCTTTGAAATGCTGATCCCCGAAATCAGTTTCTTTCCGCCCGTGTCGTTCGCTTGCGCGTCCGCTTCGGCGGCTCTAATACATATTTGAAATACAAATAATCGTATTTCGTGCTTTTCGTTTCCACTAATATGTAGCCTTTCGGCGCGCGCGGCGGCTTCGCTTCCGTGTATTCGCGCTTGATCTCTTTCGCTTCTTCGCGATCCGGCCTGCGGGCGTTGCGTGTCTGCTTCCAACGGTGTCCGCCTTGCTCCGGTGTCCAATGATCGAAAAGATAATTTGCAAGCCCTGTGTAATCCTGCCCGTGGTCGATACCGTCGTAATAATTGTGTTCGCGTAAGTTCTCAATACGCAAAACGCTTCCGAATTCCCACTTCGCCTTGATAAACTTTTCCGGAACGTCGTTTGATACCATGTGTATATGGAAGCGTTGCGTACTTTTGCCGCGTCCTACATATATAAATATAACTGCGTCGGGATATGCGTATTTCAGACGGCGCACGAATAAGTCGCGCACCCTCTTCACGTCTGCGTATTCGTGGCATTCGTGTTCAATGTCAAACGTCAACGTACTATATAGAGATCGCGGGCTGAAATTCTCATTGAAAGCCCGCGCGTGCTTTCTTCTTGAAATATTGATCCGGTGTTGCTCTCGCTCTTCCGGTGTCTTGAACCGCTGGCGCGGCTCTGCTCTGCGTATGTCTTGCAGACGATCGGATACGGTGTAAACCTCTTGTTCGCATACAACGCCGGAAAACGTCCTTCTTTTTACTCTCCGCATAATAGCACCCGTCATTCCTTGACTTTTAGCCGCTTCTATGCTATAATTTGACTGTATTGAATAGCTCCTTTGCGGCAACCGTTAAAGGGGAAAAGAAGCGTCCAGAACGTCACGCCAGACGCTTCTTCTTTTTTTACCCGTTGTTCATTCCGTCGCCCTGCACGAAATCTTCGCACCTTGCTTCTTCGCAAGGCTTGAAGCGCATTCCGTCCGCGCACCCGATGCAAGGGAATGGGCGTACCTTGTCCGGAAGCGCGCCTTCTCGCGAATTAACACATTGTTCCAGCTTCGCGCATTGATCGCACCAGCACTTCCGGCAATCGCCGATCAGCGTTTTTTCAACCGGACGTTTCAAGCCCTCTTCGGCTTCCTGCGCGTCGTGTTCTTCCTGCATTTCCCGCGCCGCCTGTTCGATCGTGTAATCTTCAACGCCTTCTAAAATGCCCCGAAAGAAGGGCGCGAACGCGTAACCGATCCCAAGCCCTGCGCGCAAAAGCATTTCTTCGTCGATCTTAATGTCTGCCATTGTTCCTTCCGCCCCTCCGAAGCGCTCTGAAAAGCACGTTCAAAACGATGTGAACGATCACGACGGAAGCGGCGACGCAAGCAACGCCGCAAAGCATATAAAAGGCATTCACCATGAATTGATACATTGTCATTCGTCAGCCCTCCCGAAAACTTCTTCCGCGTCGATGTACCACGCGGCGGCAATATGCTTCATCATATCGACGGCTTCGGCGCGCTTCTTCTGTTTCTCTGCGTTCTCGCCGTTTAAGTACGATACCAAGATTTCAGATTTGAGATTGCAAAGCGGGCGAACGCCCCCGGTGCCGTTGTACGCGTTGCTGTTCAACAGGCCGCCCGAATAGACGCAGCGGACGTAGCGGGCGAAAGAATTGATCAGGCTGTCCGGAGTAGCCGTCCACCACCATTTATTAGGAAGTGCCGGAATGTTGCCGCGCAAAAGGCGGTATTCTTCGCAAGTGATAAGCCCGATCCGGACGCGATCGCCGCCGTAATTCTTCCCGCCGTCGTCGGCGGTCAAGTCGATGTTGAAATACTCGAACATTTCTTCCGGCGCGCCCGCCTTAATCAGACGGCGGAAGAAGTCGCCGTTCAGATATGCGCGAAGGGAAGAAGCCGCAAAGTCGTTCTTGTTCCCTTCGTCGAAGGCGCGTTCCTCGACGCAATCGGAAGCAATGCACTTCACCCAATCCACGCCCGTTTGAATGACCGTCCAAGCGATCCCGCCCATAGTGAATTCCTGTTTCGGCTCGAAGCCGTGTTTGTTCTCTTTCATGTTGAATAGTTCCTTTCCTGCGGCGCTGTCTGCGCCCGCTCGTTGAATAAGTCTGTTGATATACCAAACTGCCTTTTGCAAGTCCTCTTCACCGTTTTTCAGCTTCCAGCGCCATAAATACTTGATCGCATTCGCTGTGCAAAAGGCTTCGATACCTTGAAGCCCGCTTGTCGCGGCTTCCAGCGCGTCGATACACTCAATCCCGCCCGCGTTATAATGCGGCGGGTGGTTCACCCTCTCCGCCATGATTAACACTTCTTGCCGCCGTGCCGATACGGGCGGCTTTTGTTGTATTCGTGCTTCTGTGAGATCGCCGCGTCAATGTCGATCCCTGCGTATCCGCAATAATCAAGAACGCGAATAATCACGTCCGCAAGCTCCATGGGGATACCTTCGGGCTTGCCGTTGTCGCTGAAATAGATTTCCGTTGCGCCGCGCCCGTTGCGGTATTCCTCCAGCGCTTCGGATACTTCCGAATGAATAAGCGCTAAAACCTCCGGAAAGCCGCGTTGTTCGTCCCACCAGCCGTGCGCGACGGCGTTTTCGTGAATTTCCTTTGCAACCTCGTTAATTCCTGTCATTGTCTTTTGTCCTCTCTTTCATATCTGCTTCGGCGTTGTCGTCTGCTTCCGCCGCGCGGCAATCGCACTTTTCGCCGCTGTCAAGATGTGCGCCGCAAAGCGGGCATTCCCTGTATTGTGTCGCCATGTCGTTCTCCTTCTTGATAATCAGCCGCCGGAAGCCGTCGGCGCATAGCGTTAAGCCGTGTTCTTTCACGTACTCCCGCCGCCGTGCGGCTTCTGCCGCTTCCCAGCCGCAAGAAGCGCATTCCGAAGGCTTGCATTTCTGCGCTTTCTCCGGATCAATGCCCAGCAAGCACTTCAAGGGCGGCTTTTCCTGTTGGTTACTCATTCCTTCACCCGCTTTCCGCACGAAGGGCAATAATTGAGCGGGTAGCCCTTGCCGTCCTTCATGTAATCCGTTGTCCGTCCGCATTTGCGCCCGTTTACTACTGCATAGGAAACAAGCGCGGCGGATAAAGCCATTCCGAACCCTGCGGGCTTGCGGTGGTGTTCTTCAACGAACCGTTGAAGCGCGATCGCTTCGCAAAACGGGCATTTCTTTTTACCGCTCATTCCTTCACCCGCTCCCCGTTATAGATAACTACCATTGAAGGGAATGGCGCGGGATCGGCGGCGTTGCCGTCGTCGTCCGTGAACCGTAGCCGCCCGCGCACGAAGCGGATTTCCGCTTTCCCGTAAATGTAATCGTGAAAATATGCCGTGTCCGTCCGCGCTGGGATAAGTAAAACAATCGGATACCCCCCCCGCGCTTCCTCGGAAGCCTTTTGAACCCACTTGCCGATCTCGCGTCCGTAAGGCGGATTGCAGAATACCGCGCCGCCGCGATCCCAGCTTTGTGAAAGCCCGTCCGTTTCCGGCGTGTAATACAAAGAGCATTTCGCCGTTTTGTCGGTCGCCGCCGGATCAAGCACGAAGCCGAATTCCTCGTTCAGCTTGTCGAAGAAGTCTTGCGGCGTACACCAGCACATATTTTTAGAGGATAGAAGCGCTTTGTTCATCGTCCGCCACCTCTCTTTCCTGTGTGCGCGTGTTCCATAGCTGCGCCGCTTTTCGTTCTGCGTCTGCGATCGCTATTACGTCCGCTTCCGGAACGTGCGTCGCCTTCGCTTTGAAATTGTGATACATTGATGTAACCCAGCCCGTTTTTGCAATTCCGCCGCGCGCATGACATTTATTGCATATAGCGCGGATCGTGTATCCCCTGCGGCTGTTTCCGCCGCCGCTCGAATATCCGCCGAAAATATAATCTTTTGCCGATAGCTTCGCCGTTCCGCCACAAAACGGACAAGGCTTCAAGGCTTCGGGCAGCTCAATTCGTGCCCACATTTTTGCCCGCTCCGTTTGTTCTTTCCGGAAGCGTGCTTCGTCTGCCGGATCAAGAAAAATAACGTCGTCCATTGAATAGCTCCTTTCGTGTGATTTAATATTTACCGTAAACGCGGACGGCGGTTTTCCCGCCATGCGTCGCCGCCGATACGATAGCCGAAGGCATAAAGGAAACGCGCAAGAAGTCCCGTGCGGCGCGCTTCGCCAGCCGCCATGTAATCAACTTCGCGTTCGGCTCTTCTGCCGCCGCGTCGTCGTTCGGATATTCGCAAATAAGAACCGTATTCCCGAACGGGCGACGCGCCGGACGCTCCTTCATAAACTCTTTGTTTCCTTCCTTGCACTTGATAATTTCAAGCGCCCTCGGGAACTGCCAGCCGCTTTTGTTGTCCTTCATGTGTGCTGCTCCTTTCAATTTGTGTACGGGCTTTCAAGCGTCCAGCCCCACGTTTCCGTGTCCTTCCAGCCGATCGTGAAATGATTGTGTTTCCCGTCGCCCGTGAAGAAGCAGTATTCTGCCGGAAGCACCCGCCCGTCGTTTTCTTCGCCGTCCTGCTCCGCGCGGTATCGTGTCAGCACGTCCGCCGCAAGAAGGGAAAGGCAAAAGCTTTTGTTTGTCTTTGTTTATTTCTCTTCCCTTTTCCTCGCCGCTATGCCCACCAATAACCCGCAAAGAAAGCCGGGCAAGGTGAATGAAAAAAATAATCCGTACAAGTTCATAGCAAATCTCCTGTATTTTGTGATGTCTGCCGCCGTCGTTGTGCCTGTATCCGCCGCAGGCGGTCATCCATGCGCACGCTGGCTGTCTGCTTTTCTTGACCTGAAATCAATTGGTTCGTCCGAATACTTGATATAGATTTCGTCCCCCTTCTTGAAGCCATCGATAGAAAACTTGTCGATGTACCTCCCTTCCGATACAAGCCAGTGTGCGCCTTGCATGATTGCCGCCACAGCCGAATGTGGGGCTGTCAGCACTTGCAACGCATCTCCGAATATCGAATACGCCGTTTCTTCTATCACCGATTTCTTGAAGTTTTTATACGCCATCGTTTCGGTATCGATATCCATTCCGAAGGTCGTGCCATCGAACTCCGTTGCGTGAAATCCTTTTTTCATATTGATTAGCTCCTTTCGTATTTCAGCAATTCGCGCCGCGTCGGTTTCCTCTGCGCCGGAAGTTTTCTTGCGCTGTCGCTTGTGCAAGATCGGCGCTGTACTTCTGCCGCGCGTAGCTGTCGAATTCTCCTGTATAGCCGCGCTTCAACTCTGCATAGATGGCGGCGACGCTTCTTTTCAGACAGGCGGCAATGTCAACAACTCTTTCACCCTCTGTATACATTCTTTCAATCTCGCGCCGCTGTTCCAGCGTCAAATAACTGTATCCGTTCAATGCTTTTACCTCCTTCCGCCGTCCTCCGGATAAAAAAATAATGCAGGAAAAACCGTTTCGATTTTCTCTGCATATAATGTTACTCTCAACAATCGCTCATGCAAGCTCAAAATATGATTGATGAAATGAGCGATGCATGTTATAATATGGGCAATCAAACTACGCTGTGAGGTGCTCATGAAAAATAAACAGCCGCCTTTTCAAATTACAAACAAAATCATTGATGAGGTTGCAGAAATTTCAGAGCTGACCGGCAGACTTTCTGCGCACGATCATCTTTCCAGTAACCCCAATCTGCGCCGCACCAATCGGATCCGAACCATTCACGGCTCCCTTGCCATCGAGCAGAACACCCTGAGTCTGGAACAGGTCACTGCCGTTCTGAATGGCAAACATGTTCTGGCTCCGCCCAAGGACATTGCCGAAGTCAAAAACGCTTATGAGATTTACGAGCGCTTGGACGAGCTTGATCCGTATTCCGTGGACGATTTGCTGACCGCTCACGGTATTATGACCCGCGGACTTGTAGAAGAATCCGGCATGTTCCGCACGCGGCCCGTCGGTGTTGTAGATCAGGAGGTACATGTCCTGCATTTTGGCACGCTGCCGCAATATGTGCCTGATTTGGTCGTGGAACTGCTGAATTGGGCAAAGCACAGCGACCTGCACATGCTGATCCGAAGCTGCGTGTTCCACTATGAGCTGGAGTTGATCCATCGATGGACAAGAAAGTCCTGCGCTGGCAGATGATTGAGCAGTTCTTGCAGACGCATGAGTATATCATGAATGCCGATGTGCGGGAGCTGTGCGGGGTTTCGGCAGCGACGGCCAATAGAATTTTGGCTGGGCTGGCGAACGAGGGAAAGCTAGTAAAACGCCAAGAAGAGAGTCATTGGGCTTACAAAATGTATCGTGACATTGCCCCAAAAGTATAA